TCATGCTTAAATTTAAGAAAGAGGTAAATAAAAATGATTGATATTTCAAAAAAAATTACAAACGAGCTACCTGTTATCAAGATAAGCGAAAACCTTATTGTGTCCGTAAACAACAGGAAAAGTAATGTGCTTACAGTTCAAGCAATGATAGCGGAATCGGAAAACGCTGAAAAAAGCGGCAAAAAAGCCGATGAGTTTAAATTCATGGATACCGTTCTGAGAACGCTTACAAATTCGAAAACTGTCGACGAGATTAATAGTCTTGATCTTCCTTTGCCGGAGTATAAGACGATATTCAACGCAGTAATGGCCGCGTGCTCCGGTCAGACGCTTGAAGAGTTTGAGGAAAGCCAGAAACGATTTCAATAATAAAACAGAATATTGGTACGACTTATTTGACGATTGGGAGCTTATAGAAGCGTCGTTTGCCGCTCAGTATAACATACGACTGAGAAATGAGGAAAACATGTCCTGGCCTGAATTCTGCGCTTTACTGTCCGGTATCATGCCGGACACTCCGCTGGGGCAGATCGTTTCAATACGTTCTGAAAAGGACCCGAAAATTATAAAGGGATTTAATAAGGAACAAAAGAAAATACGCTCCGATTGGCAAAAGAGAAAATCAAAGCAAAGAAAAATGGACAAAGGAACTTATGCTAAGTACTGGGCCAGTTTTCAGGAAATGGCAAAAGCGGCCTTTTCTAAATAGAAAGGAGGTATCTGATTGGGAACTAATGTGGGTAGCATAAATTTAGGACTAAATATTGATCCTACTGCTTTTACTAAAGGCATTTCTTCCGCTAAAACTTCGGTTAAAAACTTTTTTAGTTCTGTTTCAAAAGATTCGGAAACAGCGGTCAAAACTATCGGAATTAGCTTTGAATCGGCAAGGTCTCAAGTTGGCAAATTAGCGGCAGAATATAAAAAACAAGGAATGTCGGCAAGTGAAGCAATGGCAAAGGCGTGGAAAGATGTTGACTATCACAGTAATAACGGCAGTAAAAGTGTTAAAAAAGGATTAAAAATTATAAAAAATGAATCTAAAAGCACTGCTGAAGCAATGACGTCTAATTTTTCAACGGCGTTTAAGAAAATTGCTGTACTCGCCGTATCTGCCTTTTCATTAAAAAAGGTGATTGACTTTTCGAAATCCTGTCTTTCCTTAGGCTCCGACCTTGCGGAGGTACAAAACGTTGTAGACGTAACCTTTAAGTCTATGAGCTCGGGGATTAACAGCTTCGCTCAAACCGCAATAACCCAGTTCGGACTGTCAGAAACCGCCGCCAAGAAGTATGCGGGAACGTTCGGCGCAATGTCAAAGGCTATGGGACTTTCAGAATCGGCCGCATACGAAATGTCTACGGCCGTTACAGGGCTTACCGGAGACGTTGCGTCGTTTTTCAATCTTTCGGCTGATGAAGCGTATACAAAGCTCAAATCAATATGGACGGGCGAAACGGAAACGCTTAAAGACTTAGGCGTCGTTATGACGCAGACCGCACTTGATAATTACGCCTTGAACAACGGCTTCGGCAAGACCACCAAGAACATGACGGAACAGGAGAAGCTTATGCTGAGATACCGATATGTCATGTCGTCGCTGTCTGACGCTCAAGGCGACTTCGCCCGTACTCAGGACAGTTGGGCAAACCAAACAAGGGTACTAAGCCTACGGTTTGAAAGCTTAAAGGCGACGCTTGGGCAGGGCTTTATAAACGTTTTTACTCCCATTTTAAAGGGATTAAATATGCTTCTTGGCAAACTGCAAACAGTGGCTAACGCGTTTAAAAGCTTCACTAACGGACTTATGAATAAGGACGGTATAGAATCGGCATTGTCGGGCGGTACCACAGAAGCGGCGTCGTTGGGCGCGGGAATAGCCGACGCCGGAGACGAAGCGGTAACGGCGGCTAAGAAAGCCAAAAAAGCTTTAGCCGGTTTTGACGAGATAAACACGTTAAGCTTCGGCGATTCCGAAGACAGTGCGGCTTCAGATGTCGGAGCTGGTTCCGGCAGTATTGATTTAAGCGGTATCAACGAGGCGAACAGTGCCGTTGACAGTATGGCTGAAAATATGGGGAAAAAATTCAGAGACATATTCAGCAAAATGAAAACGGCCTTAGACCCCGTATTAAATTCTCTATCACGCCTTAAGGAAGCGCTGAATCCTCTTAAAGATTTCAGTTTTGGCGCTATAGAAAGCTTTTATCAAAAAGTACTTAAACCGATAGGTAAATGGACGCTTGGAAAAGGAATACCAGGCTTTATAGATTGTCTTACTGAGCTTGTAGAAAGTATTGATTATGATAGTATAAGCGGAGCGTTAGATGATTTGTGGGATTCAATCACCCCGTTTGCATTAAACGTGGGCGAGGGACTTCTTTGGTTCTTCCAAAATGTTCTCACGCCCTTAGGAACTTGGACGGCAAATGAGCTTCTTCCGGCTTTTCTTGGTATACTGGCTGGCGTTTTTGATGTGCTGAATACCGCTATAGAAGCGTTAAAGCCTATGGGGGAGTGGCTTTTTGACAATTTGCTTAGGCCTATTGCTGAGTGGACCGGCGGTATAATAATAGACGTTTTAACCGGAATATCTGACGGCTTGACTAAATTAAGCGACTGGATATCGGAGCATCAGACACTTGTTGAAGATTTTGTTATCATTATTGGCGTGATGGGATCTGCCTTTGCAATAGCCCCTAAAATTATTGCCGTAGTAAACGCTGTTAAAGCTTTTTCGGCCGCCGGAGGTATCGCGACAGCAGTTCAGAATGCATGGAACGCTTCAATGCTGGCAAATCCGATAACATGGGTTGTCGCAGGAATCGCGGCACTCATCGCTATTATAATCTTATGCGTAAAGCATTGGGAGGATATAAAAGAAGTCGGTGCGGCAGCATGGGAACACATAAAAAATGCGTGGAATGCAGCAGGTGATTTTTTTGGCGGCCTATGGTCAGGGATTAAAGATATGGCTTTGACTGTATTTAGAACAATCGGAGATACTGTTGGAAAAATGGTTGGAAACATAGTCGATACTTTTGGTGGTATTATAACCGCATTAAAAGGCATAGTTCAATTTGTTTCTGGAGTATTTAGCGGCGATTGGGGGAAAGCATGGGAAGGTATCAAAAATATATTTAAAGGCGTATGGGACGCGCTGGTATCAATTATAAAAACGCCTATAAATGCTGTTATAGGTTTGATTAACGGCATGCTTTCAGCTATTGTCGGAGCAGTTAATGCTGTAATTCGTGCGCTGAATACCATAAGTTTCGATATACCCGATTGGGTTCCGGGAATAGGGGGAATGCATTTCGGTTTTGACTTCGGAGAGCTTACACCTCCGCAAATTCCGTATCTTGCCAAAGGCGGACTTGCATATCAGCCGACGCTTGCAATGGTAGGAGACAACAAAAACGCCCGGACGGATCCGGAGGTTATTTCGCCTCTGTCAAAGCTGCAAGGGATCATATCCCAAAGCGGCGGAAACGGCAACGACCGTATATACGAACTGCTGATGAAAATATACGAGCTGCTCAGACAGCTTGACCTTGTCGCGCAGTTCAATATTGACGGGCGTATGCTCGAGGAGGTAATCATACAGCTTATGAATAAAAACTCATTTATAACAAACGGAAGGTGATGGGATGAATTTAATTAAAATCGGGAGCTATAATACGCCGCCGCCTGTATCATATTCTGTTACGGCTTCCGATCTTGACAGCTCTGAAAGCGGCAGAAGCGAATCGGGGTATATGTCAAGAGAGCGTATAAGAGGCGGCGTTAAAAAACTAAACGCGACATGGAGGGTTACAACAGACGAGCTGCTGGCGCTTACCTCCGCTATTTCAGCGCCGGCGTTGAACGTTACCTTTTTCTTTCCTGCAAACGGTTATTATGCTGAAAACGTAACTATGTATGCAGGGGACAGATCGCTTAATCTGATAACAAATATTGACGGGGAAAATGCGGCTCAATGGGAATTCAGCGTTAATTTTATCGAATATTAAGGAGGTTTTATGTATAAGGTAAGCGACGAATGCAGAGCGATTCTGAACAGTCCCGACAGAACTACAGATTTTTACTGTCAGGTTACATTTCCCGGCGGAAGCTTAAGGAGAATAGGCAGCGAGAATATAAAAAGCGGTACTGCCTATGTAAAAAGCAAGTGCGTAAGCGGCTCGGATTTCGAGCTGGGCGCCGTATGCATAGGAGAATTCGGCGTATCTCTTTTAGACGACAATATTGACAGCGGGAATTATCAGGGGGCGGTTATTCGCCCCTTTTGCTGCGTAAGGCTTTCCGACGGTACTTTTGAAGAGATTCCCATGGGAGTTTTCAACGTTACCGAAATAAGCGTTCCGGATAGCCGCACTACAAAGCTGGTATGCTATGACGATATGGTCAAGTTTGACAAGGATTTTATTCCGCCGTACGGCGACGGTTCCGCGTTTGATATTCCGGTTACATTGTGGCTCGGGCATATAGGCAATAACTGCGGCGTCGTCGTATCGGAGGAAAGCTTATACAATATTTCCGGTATGAGCAACGGCGGCAGGACAATGGGTTTTGCGACAGCCGCCCCGTGCAACAAGGATATTAAAACTTTTCGCGACGTTCTGACAATGATAACGCAGCTTTTATGCGCATGCGCGGTCATAAACAGAAAAGGCGAGCTTGAAATCATTAACTTTGACCGCAGATATTCCGAGGCGTATCCGGATTATGCAAGAATAATAAACGGCAGTCAAAGAAAATCCGCAGCCATAAAGAATAAAAAACTTTATGACGCCGTTTCCGTTTCGCTAACCGGACTTACAGGCGACAAATACAAGCATATATATCCGCCTGAATCCACGTCTGCAAATACGCTTGCCATTGACGACAATCCCATATTGCGGCTTAGTGAAATTAACGTTGTGGAGGAATATTTAAAGGAAATAGCCGACCGTCTTTTTATGCTGACTTATTACGGAGCGGAAGCGGAAATATTCGGTGATCCCACAATAGACGCAGGCGACCATATTCTTTTGACGGGAGGCGTAGCGGGGCAGGGTGTACGAATATTAGTCACAAAAAACGACTGGACTTACAGAGGCTCCCATAAAATAACCAGCGACGCCAGCATGATACAGGCGAAATCCCGGAAAAATACTACCTCGTCAGGAGGCGGAGGAGATACTCCGATTTATACCGATCTGCGTAATCAGTATATTTACAGACTTCCTCCGGTTTTTGCCGGAACTCATCAGAAACGGCTCTGCCGTATCAGCTTTCAACCTAAGGAATACGGTTCTCCGGTAGAAATTACGGGGCAGATATGTATTGATATGATTCAGCCCGGCACGGTGACTGTAAATAATTCTATTAACGGATACGACACTAAAATTGCGGTTCAGCAGTATCTTTGCAAGGGACTGCATACGCTTGATATATCCCTTCCTGTCAATACTTCGGAAATTAAAACTTATACTGTTAATTTTTACATACAATGCAGCCACGGACACGGAGAAAGTATAAGCGAGGACTATACAAGAGCTAACGCTTATATAGCGGTAAGTGGGCGCTTTGACGAGCCGAAATTTGAAAGCTTCAGCAGTTGTATAACTACTGTCAGCTATATTGGAACGGCAGCCGCCGGAATACCGGTAATAGATTCGGAGAGTACTTGCAAAGGCGTGGTAGAGTGGGGAGACGGTACGTCGGAGGAATATTCTCCGGCTAAGTCTTACAGCCATACCTACAATGAAATCGGTGATTATACTATGACGGTAGACTGCTATATGGAGAAATTTGTATGCACGGGAAGCGTTTCGTCCATATTGCTTGCCGATTCTGTCAGATCGGTAGACGACGGGGCGTTTGCACAGCAAAATCAACTTCATTTCGTATATATACCGCCTCGTGTAAAGAGCATAGGAAATTATGCTTTTTCCGGAACCATACTTAAAAGCGTATATATTTCTAATGATTGCGAATATTTTCCGGCTTCGTTTCCGGAGGACTGCGCCGTTAGGTTTTATCCGTATATTAACAATGACGGGGAAGGAAAGGATAAAAGCGGAGAATATACGCAAGATACTCAAGCAAAGGTCTGGGTGATACTTCACGGCTTAAACAAAAAGCCGTCGGTTACGGTCGTAGACGATACCGGAGCGGTTGTTCTCTGCGATATAGAGTATACGAATGAAAACACCGTCACCCTTAGGTTTTCCGAGCCTACGGCGGGAACGGTTTATTTAAATTAACGCTTGACATATTTTATGAAAAATTGTATAATAATAAAAAAGGGCATACCGATAGACGGTCGCTCCCGATTAGAACAGTTAATTATATTACAATAACCGCCTATGTGAGAGTATGGCGGTTATCTCTTTTTATTGTCGTTTTGAAATATCTGAATGATATTGCATACAACAAGCGCTAATGTCAGGAAATCGTTCCATGTCATTGGCTTTCACTCCCTTCCGGGAGCAGGATTGACCGCCTACCGTTTTAGGTATGCCTTGAACAAATTATACAATATTATGTAATAAAAGTCAATATTTTACAAAGCGTTCCGTAAGGGGCGCATTTTTTATGTCCAAATTTAAGAAAAGAGGTTTTATTATGAGTGTAAAAGCGAAAACTGGAATTGATTTATGTAACAATCAGCTGCTGAACGCGGTACTGGAAAACAAGGCGATGTCGTCCGCTCCGGATTCTCCCGTTGCGGGAAGCTTTTTCTGGGACACAACGAACAACTGCCTTAAAATTTACAACGGCTCCGACTGGATAAATTACAACCCGCTTGACGCATTTGAATTTTCAAGTACTTCAAGCGGAGTTTTAACCGTATTGAAAAAGAAAAACAGCAGCCTTTCGCCGTCCGTTCAGAGTATTAAAGTAATTGATCCGAATGCGTTTGAAGAGGCGGGAGCGGCCGCCCAGGCTTACGCAAGCGCAAGATCGTATACGGACGAAAAGGTTTCCGCACTGCTTGGCGGCGCGCCGTCGGAGGCTCTCGATACCATATTCGAGCTTGCGCAGGCGGTGGAGGACAACAAGGACCTTATCGAAAGCCTGCAGGCTCTTGTTACAAACGGAGTACACAAGGCTAAAATACTATGCCCTGCTCTTACGCCTGCAAGCGGCGTATGTACTTGGGCGTGCAATCACGGTTTATCGCTTGCTGGAAACGATACCGCCGTACTATGCGACGTGTATACGGCAAGCGGTGAAAAGGTGATGTGCGATATCACGATAAACAGCAGATCAAACGTAATAATCAAAATATCAAGCGACACTACGATAACGGCAGGCTCTTATTACGCTGTCGTCGTAGGATAAGGAGGAGCTTATGAAAAATCTTTCCCCGATAAATGAAAGTGAAGACGTTGTAACCAAGGAGTATGTTGATAACAAGAACTTTGCCGGCAGTACAACGCCGGGCGGGGCGGCTGCAAGCGCAGAAAAACTTACAAAAAGTGTAGGCTCACCGACAGTTCCAATTTATCTTGATAATGGCGTGCCTATGGTAAGCAAGTATACTTTAGGCAGTATGGCGGCTAAGAATGCAGATGATTATTCCAAGGCAAATCATACCCATGATTATCTGCCTCTAAGCGGCGGAACTATGAATCCTGATTCAGAGATAGTCATACCCTACGGAACGACGGGAAGAGCCGCGGGACTCGGAAAAAACGGAGTGAGGGTCTATACCACAAGCAACGGGTCTCCGTGGGCTTCGGGAGTGAGCTTTTATAAAACCGATAAGGAAACCTCGCTCGGAGCAATAGGAGCATACGGACGCACCGACACCCTGGAGTATTACTATATAGGCAGTTATCAGAATCCGGTGGTAAAGATAACGCCCGACGGAAAAATAACTACGGCGGCAGGCGGAAATCTTTTGTATGACGGCTCTATTCTTGGTACAAGCGGAGAAGCTTCAATTTCAGGATTAGCCGACTACTCTGTAGTCTTGATAAATTTAAACGGATCCGCAAGTACCGGCTTTAAATATGGAGTATCGTCGATGATACCGATATCGTATTTATCGAAATCCGCCGATAACATATATCGCATATACGGCGGAATCCCGTCCTCTTCGTATATCACATCAAGCGGTCCGCAGGCCGCTAAGGATATGGGAGGCTATATAACGGCTTCTATGCCGGACAATAACACGCTGGAGCTTGCTATGGATTCAAGCGGTTCCGCAATAGGAAGCGTACAGATATATTCAATAATTTAAAGGAGGATTTTTTAATGAACGATAAGATAAAATACATACTTTCCGTTATCGGAGGGTTTATAGCGACGGTCACAAAGCAATACGGGCTT